CGCCTTGCCGATGCCGTCGAAGGCCGGCTTGATGATGGTGTTGTACAGCCAAGTAAAGGCCGGCCCAAGGACGTTGCGGAAGATCCACGCCCAAGTGTCAAACATGGGCTTCAGAATTGTGTTCCAGACCCAGCCGATGGCGGCGCCGATGGCGTCGAAAACTGGCTTGATCACATTGGCGTAAAGCCAATTGAAGGCTGGCCCGAGGACGTTCTGAATGATCGACGTAATGACCTGGAAGATGCCGCGGATTACCAGCCCAGCCGCGTTCACAGCGACCATAATTCCGTCCCACACGGGCTTGATGATGTTCTCGTACAGCCACGTAAAGACAGCGCCGACCGTGGCGAACACGCCCTGAATGATCGGGAGCGCGGTGGTCTGGAACCAGGACACTACACCGGCGACGGCAGTCTGAATGAACGACCAGACATTCTTGACGATGTCCTTGCCAAGCTCCGTTTGCGTGAAGAACCAGACAAGGCCGGCGACAAGGGCCACGATCCCCGCGACAACTAGTCCAATCGGGTTCGCCGTCATGGCAAGATTTAGACCCCACTGGGCTGCCGCAGCCGCCGTGATCCAGCCGCGGACGGTCGAGATGATCGCCAAGGTTTTCAACGTGGCGACATAGCCAAGCAGCGCAGCCCCGATAACCAGCAGCGCGGCCCGGTTGTCCCACAGAAACTTGCCGAACTCAACCAATGCAGGGATCGCGGTGCCAATGAGGTAGTCGAACGCCTGCCGCGCCCAATACCCGAGACGCTCCATAACTCCGTTGAACCCGGAGCTTGTCACCTCTCCATCGTTGTACGTCCAAGCGGCAGTGAATGAACTGATGGCCTGCGCGGCCTTATCCCAGACTTGGCGCAAGGTGTACCCGAGGCGCTCCATGAATCCGTTAAATCCGGAGCTGGTCACCTCGCCGTCGTTGTAATCCCAAGCGGCGGTGAATGCGCTGATGGCTTGGGCGGCTTTGTCCCAGACTTGGCGGATGTTGTACGCCACGGCCTCCATGAAGCCGGGGAAGCCAGAGGACGTTATATCGCCGTCGTTCGCAGTCCACGCCTCGCCGAAGGCCCTTATGCCGCCTACCATCTCGTTAAAAACGGGCATGGCCTTCTCGGAGAAGAACCCGATAACGTTGGAGAAAACAGGGAGGAACAGTTCGCCAACTTTTGTTGTCAGGTCCTCCCAGCGGGCCGACGCTACCTGCTGCTTATGGGCGAACGTGTCCGACTCTTTAGCGAAGTTCCCGTGCGCTGACGCGGTCTGCTTCATAATCAGCGAGAGCGTCGCGGCCTGGTTCGCCTCGTTCGAGAGCGAACCGCCGACCTTCTTGAACCCGAGAGCCGCGGCCTCAGCGTCAATCTTCGCCTGATTCAGCGAGACGCCGTAACGCTCAATCGGGTCGCGCTCACCCTTCAGCGCCGAGCTAAGCGCTTCGACGGCATCGCTAGCCGAGCCGCCGAACATGGACGAAAGGTCCGCGCCGGCCTTGATCAGATCATTCGTTTTCGGCGCGAGCTGATCCATCGCCGTGCCGCCGTTTTTCAACTGCGAACCAATCAGCGTGCCAAGCTCGTTGAACTCGTTCTGCGTCAAACCAACGTCACGCGCAGCGTTTTTAGACCACGCCTTCATCTGCGCAGACGACTTGCCAAACACCGACTCCACTGCGCCCATGCTCTGCTCAAGTTGACCGGCGCCCTGAACCGCGGAACTTACGAACGAGCCGATACCAGCAGCAGCAAGGACGCCGCCGATACCGGCCATGCTCGCCTTGAAAGCGCCACTGAAAGCGCCACCAGAAGACTTGCCAACCTTCTCCGCCTCCCGGTCAATCCCGGAAAACTCCTTGGAGATGGCCTTCGTCAGGCCCTTAGCGCTGGGAACAATGGACACATAGTAAGCAGCGAGTTCTGACGCCACAGGGCACCCCTTTAAATGACAAGGGGGCCCCATGGCCCCATGATTTAGTTGTTTGCGTGCTTCCGCCGGAAAGCCTCAGCACGCGACACCGCATACTCGACCTTCTCGGACTGCTCCAAAACCCCAAGCGGGTAATCCCGCATCTCAGGGGCCTTACCCTTACCGCCGGCCTGCGCGTGCGCGATCCTGGTCAGCGTGTTCTCAACCAGCCACGACGCCTCAACCTCAGCAGTGATCGCCGCAGCGCCACCAAGCCGCACGCCGACAGCACCGCCGCGAGGCAGGTTCGTCGCCAACACGGACACCTTGCGGACACTCACCCGGCCCCGGTACATGTCCGCCAAGTCCACTTTGTAGTATCGCTGCAGATCGGCCTCAAGAGCTTCCCCGTGGTTTTGGAGCAACCAGAGAAGCGCGGTTATTTTCCCCGCTGCGCCTCGTTCATGTATTCCTCAAGGAACGACTGAGTCGTGGCGAGCGACACGCGCCCCTCAGCCTCACGAACCTGGTCCTTGAACTTGTCGTACTGGTCGCCCAGCATCTTCCGCACAGCCGTAGCGAACTGGTTGCCCTCAAGCGCCTCGAAGAACTCAAGGTCATCGATCAGGTCGGGGTCAACCGTGTATTCGGTGCCGCGCCAATCGAACTTCGACTTGGACGGGGTGACGTCAGACTTCGCGGACTGACGGTCGGACGGCTTCTTAACGCCGGCGGGAATAGCTGTGGCTTCTGCCATGGTGGTTTCTCCTAAAAGGGTTCGCGGTGGTTGTCAGGTGAAAAGGTGGGCGGGGGAAACCACCACGGAAAAACACCCCGCCCACCGGCCTAGCTACGGGCCAGCAGTAAACGCCGGCGCGTTGGTCAGGATGTACGAATCGCCGATGATGTCCAGGGTGAATCCGTACATGGTCAGGGACGAGTTCTGGTGCGAAAGGTCCTCACGCTCCGTCACCTCGACCCGCTCGCAGCACAGGTACTTAGTCACGCCGCCATCAACGAACTTGAACACGGCAGCGCGCGCAACAGTCGGGACCGTCTCGGGCAGGTCGATCTTGGCGACCTTGTTGGGCGCAGTGCCGGTAATGGTCGGGGCGCCGTGGCCGTAGTACAGGGCAGTCACGCCAGGCGTCTCTTCGAGACACTGAATCGAGATGGTCTTCTCAGTTCCAGTGACCTTCGTGCGCAGGACAGATCCGCCCTGCCAGCCCTTGAACTTCTCAACATCAGCCGAGAGAGCCAGGCTGACGCCGTCCTCAGACAGCCAACCAACAGCCGTGAACGGCGCAATCGGATCAGCCGCAACCGTAGTCGGCAGGGTAGAGCCGAGCGGGGCGAAGAAAACCTCAGAGTCGAGGTCGCCATAAGCCCGGATGTTGTCGTAATTCTTGGTCTCAGCCACAGCTAGAGTCCTTTCTTAGCTTCGGTCTCAGCCGGGGCCGAGGGAACAGCCGCGGCGGGTGCCGAAGCGGTCTCCGCGGCAGGTCGGGCCTTGCCGCGGACAATCAGGGAACGCGCATCGGCGTCATTCACGTCATGAGTGCTGCCGCCCTTGTAGGCGCGGCCACCGCTCGTCGTGTAGTCATTAGCAAAAGTGATTCTCAAAACAGACTCCTTAGAGGACGACGCCCCGGAATTGCAGGGACACGGTTTGTCGGTAGCGGGGGACCTTGGCGTCAGGATCAGGGATATACACGGGCCGGTTAGTAGCGTCTGAGCCCTTGCAGTACTCGCCCTGCACCGTCACCCCGGCAGCGGCGCGGATCAAAGACCGCACTTTAGACGCCAGCCGCTCAGCTTTCGGGTTCGTCGCATCCCACGAGCCCACCAGCAGCAGCGCCGAATCAGTCACTGTCGTGTCCTGGGCGCCGCCGGCGTTCTCAACAACCACGAACGATGCCGGGCGAGTAGAAGGAACCTCGCCAACAACAGGGACATCAAGGTTCGCGTCAAGGTAGCGGATCAGCCACACCGCCGCATTAGGGAACTCCATCAACTCAGCCAAGCCCAGCCGCCTTAGAAAGAGTGCCGTCCTTCGCCTCGTGATACATGGCGCTAAACGATTCGGTAATCACGGACGCGCGGGCACGGTTCCGGCCAATCATCGAAGATGCCTTATGCCCTTCCCCAGCGCGGGCAGCGATCTTTTCGGCCTCAGCCAGCAGGTGCTTCTCAAGGCCGGGATCCCTCAGCAGGTCACGGACAGCCTTGCGGCTCAACTTCGGCCCGTCAGCCATCGAACCTGCCCAACTGAACAACAACACCCGAAGGCCCGCCAGTGAACGGGTTACGGCCCCAATCCTGCGCCACCCCGCCGACCTCGAACGGATCCGCATGGCCCGGCAACTCGACGCGATCACGAGGACCCACCACAGCGCCCGGCGGAAAATACACCGTGAACTCAACCCCGGCCCCGTCGCGGTTCGGCTCGAAAACCTCCGCAACGGCACCAGGAGCCACAGCACACCCCGCATACACGACAGCCGCGCCCCACGAGTCCGCCTCCTGATAGCCGTCAACGACAGCGCCAGGGACATGCGGCAACACCCCAACAGGGACGCCGAACGGATGCCGGGTCACAGCCACACATCCGCAGGCCACACATAATGCTGCGAATACGGCGACGTAACCGGGATCGTGTCAATGGTGAACGCGCCAGGACTAGAACCAGCGAGAACAAGCCGCGACAGCTCGTCATCTGTGATCCACAACTCGCCCGGCTGATCCCCGCCAAGAGTCACCGAACCGCTAAACGGCCCCGTAGTCTCCTGACGGGTACGCACACCCTCAGGGTTACGGAACACCCGCTGCACCATCGACGTAACAACATCCTTGACGTTGTCCAACAGATCAGGCTCAGTGATGGGATCCGCGTCGATACGAAGCGAAAGACCAGCAACACGCGACCGCAGCAAACGTTCAGCGCGACCAATCCACAGATCAACTTTGCCCGAATCGGTAGGCGCGTCATCACCAATCCAAGCCGCCACAACCTCATCAGCGGTAGTCCAATTAGCCATGACGCCTCCTACTAGCTGCGGGGTTTACGTGCGGGGCGCTTAGCGCTCGGCGCGGGACCCTTAGCGGGCTCCACGACTTCCGGTTCCTGCTTCTTGAAACCAGCCCGGGAAAGCTGGTCAACGAACTCAGCAGAGACGTCAACCAGCTTCCCCGTGTAAGGGTTGGAAAGCAGCATTACGCGGAGGTAGCGCCAGTCAGCTTCACGAAGTGGGCGCCGTTGCGGACAACGAAACCAACCTCGATCTCAGCCAGCACAGCGAACATGTTGCGCTGCCACAGGTTCAGCTGAGTGCCGCCCTTGTTCACAGTCGCCTGGTCGCTGATCGAGACCTTGATGCCCTCGACGGAGCCCCAGATGGCGGAGTTGGCGAAGTCGCCAGCGAAGCCGACAACGTCCGGGCCGGTGGCCGGGTTGTTGTAGACCGAGGTGGACTTCAGCACGTCGCGCCCGAAGATGGAGCCGATGGCGCCTGTGTCAGTGCGGGCGTCACGCAGGAACGCGTAGTTACCGACGCCATCCTTCGCTGTCATGATGGTGCCCTCAGCCTGCGGGGCGATCAGCCAGTGGCTAACGTCACCGCCGGCAGCGCCAACCGTGGTGAGCGCGGTAGCGAGGTCGCCGATGGTGTCCGTAGCGTCCAGAGCAACAGCCGTGGAACCTGACAGGACGTCGAAGTTCGAGCCCGGGGCGGTGCCGTTGAAGATCGTTGCATCGAACTTGCGACCCAGGGCGGTCGGCAGGCGGCGGGCCAGCTCCGCGTACAGGCCCGGCAGGTCGCGGCGGAACTCGTTGGAGAACGTCTCGATGACGGCGAGCTTGTACGGGGTGATCGACTTGCTGGACAGAGTCACGTCAGAGACGGGCTTCTCGTCCGTTTCGTTCACCCAGTTAGCCGTAGCATCACCGGTGATCAGGGGGATGGTCACGCCGGAGCCGGGGAGGCTGATGCGGCGAGCAGTCCGCATGATCAGCGAATCGCTGACAGCGTTGGACCAAATCTCATTCGAGATTTCCTTGGGCAGAAGTGCGGAAACGCCGGCGCTACTCCGGTTCAGATCAATACCAGCCATGTTGGCCTACTCCTAAGAAGAAAGATTGGACGTGAAAAAGTCAGCGAACTGATCGCCAGTCGTGCCCTTCACGGGGTTCGTGTTCACCCGGCTGAGCGAAGACGAAGACGGGCCAGCAGGTTTCTGCTCGCCCCGGAAAGCGATAAGCGCATCAGCCGCAGCCTCAAGCTCCTCCTGCGTGCTGCCCGTTAGCAGCACGGAAGGGACACCCTTAGCGGCGGCAACCTCGGCCCGCAGAGCCTTAGCCTCAAGCTCAGCCGCACGCTTCTCAGCGACGGCCAGGCGATCAGCAGTCTTCTGCGCCTCGGTCTTGTTGGCTTCCTCAAGTTCGGCGTACTTCGCGGCCTTAGCCTTGATGTCGTCGTAGTCGGAGAAGCGCTTGCGCTCCCGGTCGAGCCGCCCCTGAATGATCCGGTCAAGTTCTTCCTGCGTGGCAGGCGCCTTGAACGATTCCTCGGCGGACCCGTCGGTGTGTTCTCCCGCGTCAGCGGTAATGTCATCAGACATAGGTGTATCCATCCGTTTAGAGCCTGTCGGCTGTTTGATAGGCCACACTTACGGCGTGCGTAACCGCTTCACGGGAGACCGTGGAAGTTATTTGGCGTCTCTGGCCTTGGCGTACAGGTCATAGAGCGCGTCGGGGTCGTAGCCGAACTCGACACGGGCCCGGGTTTCATCCCAAACCGGCATCGCATTACAGCGGCACTTGCCGTGGAACTTCTTCGACTGACCCGCGGTAGATTTCGAGTACACAAAGCCGCGAGAAGCGAGCATCAGGCAGAACTTACAAGCGCCAGGCTCAGGAATCCGCGCATAAGCGGCCTTGTCCTTGTGCGCAGCCTGCATGACCGTGTCACGGCCAGGCTGCAACACGTACTCGTTCGTCATCATGCTCAGGAAGTTCGTCACCGTGGCACTGTCACCGAGCCACAGAGGGCCACTAGCGCGCGTAGCGAAGCCAAGACGGTCGCTAACCTGTGCCGCTGGAACGGAAGACGCCAGCGGAGCCCTGAAGCTCCCCGGCACACCCTCCGAAGCCCGCAGTTCGTCGTACCAGTCAGCCGCGACCGAAGCCGCAACATCCCCATACTCCGAAACCAGCGCCGGAACATACTCGAACAGCGCAATCTGCACCGCCGCCGGGTTCTCAAAGTTCAGCGCCCCCAGGAAGTCCGTGAGGTCAGTCTCGACAAGGTCCGCTATGCCGTTATTCGCCTGCTCGAACTGGTTCAGTAGTTGCAGCGACATCAACAACCCCCTGTGCAGGTATCTTCACGGCAGCTGCCAAGGCGTCAAGCCGATTACCAGCGGAAGCACGGCGCCTGTCAGCAACAATCCGGTCAATGGTCGTCTGGTCGAAGCCCATAAGCTCCAAAGTCACCGCAGAATCAGGAGGCAGTACCCCAGCGGCAACCAGCTTCGACGTCGCGTCAGCCTGCGAGGCGATAGTCGGGGTAGCAGGGTTCCGCCACTTCGTAGACAGCAGCTCCAGACCCTCAGCGGAGCCCGTAGCGATCTCCACAGCCATCCGCATCGCATCAATCCAAGCCGCACCAAACGGCTCATGCGCAGACTCAGCATCAGAGTTCAAATCCAGATAAGCCGTGTGCATCGCCGCATCAGACGCAGGGTTATCGTGGATGATTCCGAGCGCGTTGACCGGAATGGAAGTCTCACCAGCGAACTTCGCCGCAATCGTCCGCAACATCTCCGTATGAGGAGACATCGAAGCCTGCTGGAACTGACCAACCGTGGGAATGTCGCCGTCCTCGTCCTTAGACAACCCAAGGATGCGGCCAGTGATAGCCTCAAGCGCCGTCTTAGCCTCACCATTCGGGCCAACGAAAGCCTTCTCATCAGCGCCAAGAATGTACCGCTGTGGGGCAGAGTAGAACTCAGCCGTGACTTCCATGCGGAGCGCCGTGCGGATCGCCTCATCAGTGATCTTCATGACGCCCTGGCTGATCCGCGAACGCCCAAACGGGTACTCAGGGGAAGAATCATAGGCGAGCATCACGACGGGGCAGCGATCCAGCGGGTTAGCCGTCTCATCAAGCACCCAGCGGCCCAACGAGAACTTGCCAGTCACAACCTTGTCGTCAAGGAACAAGATGAACTCTTTAGGGGTGCCAGCCTCGGACTCAATGACCGTCAACGCGGCCCGAACCCGGCGCTTATTCGCATCCCACAGCGCAGTAGAGCTAGTCGGGGAGAGCGTGCGGATAACAGCCGCCGGCTCACCCTCACCTCCAGCCATCACAGCCACAAATGACACACCATAAGTCAGCGCTGACATGTGCGCGTGATGCGCCTCAATACCAAGCCGGTTATCAGCCCAAATCCGGTCAATCCCGAAATCAGCACCGTCACCACCAGGAACAGCAAAGCCGCCAAGCTTGATCCGAGACGCCAACGACTTCACGGCCTTATAAGGCCATCCAATAACAGTCTCAAACGACTGCAACTGCGGAGGGATCGCAATCCCAAGATGCCGAACAAGCTGCTTGCACTCGAAATAGCGGCGCCGAGTCAGGTTGATGCCCTCAACCGCCCGCAGCTGAGCCAAGCACTCATTCAAAACAGCGTTATCGTCAACGGAGAGGCCCGGAACAACAAGAGTGTCAATCACGGACAACCCACTTTCAAGAATCACATAACAAGGACACGGCCCGACTTCTCAGGATCACGCGGAGGCTTAG